TCTGTCGGGGATATAAATAGAAATTGTGCCATATCTTATGCGTTATGAGGTTTAATAGATACTATATTCTCATTTGTAGGTACTTTGTATCCCTTTCTACGTGCCTCTGAGGTACTAATAGTTTTAGCTAGAGGCGAGTTAACGTCTAAGCTACTACCTTTCTTTAGGTATATCTCTCTTTGCCATTTGTGGCGACAAGTTCCCTGCGGAAAGTTACTAGACATTTTACCTCCGCCTTTATATAACCAGATACTATAGTTATTTGTACCGCCTAGTCCAAATCCGTCGTTTATTCCTGCCTTATTCATTTGCAAAATATCCTCTTTGCGATATAGCTTATTAGCTTGCATCATTTTTTTGCAAAATTCTCTTTGCGGATTTGGGTTTCCTACATATCTGTAGCGTATAGCTATCTCTTTGCTATCCTGCGCACTCTTTGAGTTAGGTCTAGCCGTTCCTGTAGACGTTGCAAACTCTACCAAATCGTACAAATCGCCGTCTGTATCGTAATCTACCTCCGCACTACTTAGCATCGTCCACTCTGAGGCGTCTAGGGTTTCGCCTAACTCTATTAAACTATCTGCTAACTCTGTAGGCGCTCCGTCGCTCATGCATACGTGAGAGCTTAACTCTGCGGTTTCCTCTTTTACCTCTATTTTCTCCTCTGTTAAAGGCGCAAAGTATAAATCTAGGTTAATCCCATAATGCACTAAAACCTCCTCTAAAGACTCGATAACAAAATCTTGTTTTGGCTTTATTACTCGCTTAATAGTTTGGCGCTCGCTCATATCCATCTCGTCGGCTACTGAGCTAAAACCACTCGCAGACGATAAGCCTACAAGGCTTGGAGATATTACTCTGTGCGCAGTCATTAACTGCGTTTTAGCTTGCTCTGTAAGTTCGCTCCATTGTTTATGTACGCTACTATTAACAGGAAACGGCGTTACGTCTATTGCTACCTCTTGGTCATTAAAGCTGATAATGAAATTCGAACTGTTCGAGCTAGACGTAAGTTTCTTTTTAACCTGTCTTTCAAACTCTTCCTTTTCCTCTGGAGTGTAATTTGTTCCGTTAGGTATATTGATAATATAGCCTGCGCTTAATCCGTTTTTAATAGACGAGATATACATATTCGACAGCTCCTCTTCGATTTCAGCATATACAAGCCCAGAGCTATAGTCTGGACTACCAAAGTACTCGTTTCCAACGGTGTAAGGTCTAGCTACAAACATCGAGTTTCCTTTTTGCGCTCCAAACGCAGGGAATGAGATAGGCGTGTAATCTATATCGGTATATTTCTGCCAATTCCTAGAAAACCAATACTTTTCTATTTCGTTTTTTTCGTTTGCAATCGCAGGAATTAACATCTCTTTAGGTACGTGAGTCAAAGAGTGTAACTCTCCGCCCTTGCTTTCTATTATCTCAAAAGAAAACTCGCCGAAAACTTGAAAGTCTCGCACCATTTTACGCAGTTCTCTAGGTCTTAATATCGTTTGTAATCTACCCCAACCCTCAGCGCCTAAAGCTCCGCTCGATGTACGTAGTCCTTTACCATATATTAGGGTAGTATAGGACTCGTTTATACTCGCATTTGTAGGAGAGCCGTTATTCCTGTCTATAATATAGTTATAGTACTGGTTTAAACGCCCGTTCATTACCCAATCCCTAGACTTATCCTCCATTAATGGCGGTCTAACGTAGTTCGTGAGTGTTATTAGTTTTATATCGCTCATAATATTACCATCTGTATAGGTTTTCCGTTAGCTTATATGTTTGTGAGTTTTGAGTAGTTGCTAAAACTAAGCCTCTGTAAACTATCTCGTTAGTTACTGAGTCGGTTAATTTTAACTGGTAGCTACTTTCGGCTGTAAACGTATAGTCAAACGTAAGAGCAAGCTTATAATCGCCGCCCGTTGTGTAAGTTGTTGTTAAATCTGTAGACGTTCCTAAAGTACTATCCGTAACTGTAAGCGTCAATACATTAGACGTTGAAAATCTAGGTACTAGCTTTATAGTGTGAGTCGTTAAATTAGGGTTTACTATCATAAAACAAACTTGTATATAATTAAAACGAAAAAAGTCTCTTTTTGTTTCTATTAAGCAAAATAAAAAAAGCCTCACAAATTAATGCAAGGCTCTTTTAAGAGAAAAAAACTAAATTAAGATACTACCGCTAAAAACGAAGTTTGTGTTGCCGAATCTAAGAAAGGCGCCAAATCTTTAGTTGTCGCGATTCCTGTCAAGGTGTACATATTTCCGTCCGTTTTTGCTCCGCCCGTCGATGCCACGACAGTAAAGTCGATTCCGTCGTCAAGTCCTAAAGCTATATAGTTTCCGTTTCTGTCTACTACTACCGCCGACGGATACCCTGCCACTAATAGATTAAACTCAGCGTTTGTCGCTGCGTCCATAGATTTTAAAACGGTTGTTAGCGTTTGAGTATTTACTCGACTGCTAGTATTTCTGTCTCCTACCATAGACTGTTCTAGTGTATTGCCGTCTCCCTCTAAAGGATAAGCAAACGCCGCAGTCAATAGTACATTCATTGCCGTAGCCTCTCCGTTTGAAACGGTAAAAGCATCTGGTAAGCTGTCAAAGAGGTATAGTGTAGACTGACCGCCAAGCCCGTCCTTACACACTTTAGCTCTTCCGCTTGTTAATAAACACGCCATAAGTTGTTGATTTTTAGATAGTTAACCAATTAGTTAACTGTTATATAATGTTTTAAAAAAGGGAGGCGGTTAAACCTCCCCTAGTATTTAGGCTGTTGTAGTAAGTAACCAAACAATCTCTGCTCCGTAAGAATATCCTACAGCTCCACCGAATACAGACTTGTATAAAACGTTTCCGCTTAAATCTACTTCGTCAAGGTCTTTAACTCTAATAGAGGTCGCATCTGAGGCTAATCCCGTACCCATTGTAATGTTAGACTTCTCAAATAAAACGATTGTGTTATCTGGTAATCCGTTTACAACTTGCACGTTGTAACGTCCGTAAACTAATCCTGTGTTAGCGTCGCCTCCTAGTCCGTTAGCTGCTCCATTTTGGATTAGTAACTTAGTGTAAGCATCTGCAACGTCTGGAGATACAATAAAGTTTACTGCTTTACGTCTTAATGCGTAAGGTAGTGCGCCTGTTGCTGCGTCGAATGCTGCTAGTACGTTAGTCGTAGATATAGCCGCTCCGATTGCTGTAATCCCGTTGTTTGCTTTTATAACGTCTCCGTCTGCTGCAAACTGCGTGATTAATCCGCTCATTTGCCCTGCTGCTCCCGAGCCGTTCCAGATTTGGTTTTCAAACCACTCTGCTAATTTTCCTGCTGTATCTGCTACGATAGCGTCTGCAATCTCTTGAGGTGTTTGGTCGTTAAAAGCAGATGCTCCCATAGACTCGCCGCTCCATGTTGGGCGAAAATCCTCTTTACAGATTGTAAATTCGTTTTTAAACTTTGAAAGAGTAAGTACTTTCTCCGAGTAAGCTACAGCGTCCGTTGCTGCTGTAGTACCACAAGCGTAGTCTACTACTCCTAGAGTTACGTCTAAGTTTCTCAAGTTTAGTTTGTACCCTACGTCTGGTACAACGTTAATTAGTCCAAGTCTAAGAGTATCCTCTTCCTTGATAGCTTGCAACATAATGTCTACTGCTGCCTGCCCTGCGTAATTTGATGTAATTGCCATTTCTTTATCTATTTTAAATTAATTAATTTACTTGTTTTGATTTGCTAGTTTAATAGCCTCAAGGATTCGCCCTTGCTTTGTTAAAGTTACTTGTTTTGGTTGTGAGCTAACAGGCTCTACAGACGGCTGCGCCGAAAGTGTTACTACCTGCTCTTTTAACTCTACGTTTTTTGCCTCGATGTCTGACAATTTTGTAAGCATTTCAGACATTTTAATCTCCATACTCTCGGCGTAAGCCTTAAACATATCGTCTAAAATCTCTTTAATTACTTTCATAGACTCCTCGTCTGCGTTTACTTCCTCAATCACTTCCTCTTCCTCTTCTAGCTCTGCCTCTACTACTTCCTCAGCCTCTGGAGCTACTTCCTCCTCAGCCTCAGCCTCAGACATAGACTCTACTAGTCCGTCTTTTACAACGATTTCGCCGCCCTCGTCTATTTTATACGTTCCGTCGGCTAGAGATACTTTCTCGCTTTCGTCTGCAATTAAAAAAACAGCCGTACCAACCTCTAAACTTTCGCCGTCGAATTGAATATCTAGCTCGCCAGATTTTACACTTCCTAGAGTTACCTCTACCTCTTGCTCTGCTCCAGATACTATCTGTTTTAGCAATGCTAGAATATTTTTGTT